CTCCGGCAAGAATGTAACGGAACGCTCTGCAATGCAGATGACAGCGGTGTATTCCTGTGTTCGTATCCTGGCAGAAGCAATCGCAGGGTTGCCTCTCCACGTTTACGAATACAAGAGTGATGGCGGCAAAGAAAAAGCCATCAAACATCCGCTATATTTGCTGTTGCACGATGAACCAAACCCGGAAATGTCCTCGTTTGTGTTCCGTGAGACCCTTATGACCCATTTGCTTTTGTGGGGTAATGCTTACGCACAGATTATCCGTAACGGCAAGAATGAGGTTGTTGCCCTTTATCCGCTGATGCCAAACAAAATGACAGTTGACCGAGATGAAAAAGGTCAGCTTTATTACGAGTATCAGCATTCCAACGATGAGGCAAACACCCTCAAAGGCTCTACTGTTCGGCTGAAACCCACGGATGTCTTGCATATCCCAGGTCTTGGCTTTGACGGCTTGGTGGGTTATTCGCCGATTGCGATGGCTAAAAATGCTATCGGTATGGCAATTGCCTGCGAGGAGTATGGTGCCAAGTTCTTTGCTAACGGTGCAGCCCCCGGCGGTGTCCTTGAACACCCAGGCACAATCAAAGACCCACAGCGTGTGCGTGAGAGTTGGCAGTCCACTTACAGCGGTACTTCCAATGCACATAAAATTGCGGTGCTTGAAGAAGGTATGAAATACACTCCCATCGGTATTTCTCCCGAACAGGCACAGTTCCTTGAAACACGCAAATTCCAAATCAATGAAATTGCTCGAATTTTCCGTGTCCCGCCCCATATGGTCGGTGACCTGGAGAAGTCGAGCTTTTCTAATATTGAGCAGCAATCCCTTGAGTTTGTGAAATACACCCTCGACCCTTGGGTTATCCGTTGGGAGCAATCCCTTACGCGGGCACTCCTTTCCTTGGATGAAAAACAGAAGTATTTTGTCAAATTCAACCTGGAAGGTCTGCTCCGAGGTGACTACCAAAGCCGTATGAACGGCTACGCCATCGGTAGACAGAACGGCTGGATGAGTGCAAATGACATCCGTGAGCTTGAAAACCTCGACCGCATCCCCACAGAGGAAGGTGGCGACCTCTACCTTATTAACGGCAATATGCTCCCCATGAGAAGTGCAGGAGCTTTTGCGAATACAGAACCTAACGATGACGGAAAGGAGGAAAAAGCCGATGAAGAAGTTCTGGAATTGGAAGAATCAAGCTCAGACGGAAACGACTCCGGCGGAGAGGACTCTGTTTCTCAACGGAACAATCGCAGAAGAAAGTTGGTTTGATGATGATGTAACCCCAAGGCTGTTTAAGGATGAGTTGCTTGCCGGAAGCGGAGATATCACCGTGTGGATTAATAGTCCCGGTGGTGACTGCGTTGCCGCTGCACAAATCTACAACATGCTGATGGATTACAAAGGCAATGTCACGGTGAAAATTGACGGCATCGCTGCCTCCGCAGCATCCGTAATCGCTATGGCAGGCACGAAGGTGCTGATGTCCCCGGTATCAATGCTCATGATTCACAACCCTATGACGGTTGCTATGGGCGATACCGCTGAAATGGAAAAGGCTATCGAAATGCTCGGTAGTGTTAAGGACTCCATTATCAACGCCTACGAAATCAAAACCGGGCTTTCCCGTGCAAAGCTCTCGCACCTTATGGATGCCGAGACTTGGATGGATGCGAACAAGGCCGTAGAGCTTGGCTTTGCCGATGAAATCCTCTCCCGTCCGAAACTCGCCGTTCCTACCATTGAGGAGGACGATGATGAAGAGGACGAGGAGGAAACTACCCCTGCAGAACCCGCCGAAAAACAGACTCTCGAAGAGGATGAGGACGAAGAGGAAAACGTGCCGCCCAAAAAGGCATCGATGCTCTTCTCCCGTAAGGCATTGGAAGCGGAACTTTTAGACAAGCTCCGCAGCCATACCGAAACCAAGAAACCCGCCGTGGAAAACGGCACCGAACGTTCCGTTACCGACATTATGGAACGACTCAACACTATCAAGAAATTCATGTAATTTAGGAGGAATCTATTATGACTATTATCGAAATGCGTGAAAGACGCAACAAGGCGTGGGAGGCAGCCAAGGCTTTTGCTGACACCCACCAGACCGACAGAGGCACTCTCTCCGCTGAAGATAGTGCCACCTACGAGAAGATGGAACGTGAAATTGCCGACCTCTCTCGTGAAATTCAGCGCCGTGAACGCCAGGAGGCTATGGATGCAGAGCTGTCCAAGCCTGTGAACACCCCCATCACCGCAAAGCCTATGAACGGCAAGCAGGAGGATGAACCCAAGACGGGTCGTGCATCTGCGGAATACAAGAAGGCAATGCTCAATGCATTCCGTTCTAACTTCCGTAATGTATCCAATGTTCTGCAGGAGGGTGTTGACTCCGATGGCGGCTATCTCGTTCCCGAAGAGTACGACTCTCGTTTGATTGAGGCTCTTGAGGGCGAGAACATTATGCGTGCTTTGGGTCACGTTATCACTACTTCCGGGCAGCACAAAATCAATATCGCAGCCACTAAGCCTGCGGCAGCCTGGATTGAGGAAGGCGGCGCACTCTCTTTCGGTGATGCCACTTTCGACCAGACCTACCTCGATGCTTTCAAGCTCCACGTGGCTATCAAGGTAACCGAGGAACTGCTCTACGATAATGCCTTTAGGCTCGAAAACTACATCACCACTCAGTTCGGTAAGGCTCTCGCCAATGCCGAAGAGGATGCCTTCCTCAATGGTGATGGTAAGGGCAAGCCTACCGGTATCTTCGATGCGACCGGCGGTGGCGAAGTTTACGACACCCTTACCGCTGCTCTCAAGAGTGATGACCTCTTTAACCTTGTGTATGCTTTGAAGCGTCCTTACCGCAAGAATGCGGCGTTCATTATGAACGATAAGACCATCGCTGCCATCCGCAAGTTTAAGGATAACAACGGCTCTTATATTTGGCAGCCTTCCTACAAGGAGGGTGAGCCTGACCGTATCCTCGGCTACAAGGTTTATACCTCCCAGTTCGCCCCGGAAGATGCCATTGCCTTCGGTGACTTCAAGTACTACAACATCGGTGACCGTGGCACTCGTTCCTTTGCTGAACTCAAGGAACTCTTCGCCGGAAATGGTATGGTCGGCTTCGTTGCCAAGGAGCGCGTTGACGGCAAGCTTATTCTCCCCGAGGCTGTTAAAATCCTCAAGCTCAAGGCAGAAACTACTACTGCCTAATGAAAGGAGGTGGCGGTGATGGATGAACTTCTCGCAAAAGTCAAGCAAAACTTAATACTGGAACACGAGGCTGACGACCCTTTACTGAAGGGATACATCACCGCCGCTGTTTCCTATGCCGAAAGCTATCAGCACATTCCAAGCGGATATTACGCTGACAATCCTATGCCCCCTACCACGGAACAAGCCGTAATAATGCTGTCATCCCACTTTTACGAGTCCAGGGATGGCAGCACGGGCGGCTTTTTCCAAGACAATCCCCAGGCGGCACAGCAAGTATGGAACACGGTCAATCTTCTGTTAAGGCTCGACCGAGATTGGAAGGTGTGATATGAGTTTCGGTAAAATGAGAACCCCCGTGGACATCGTTATTATGCGAAAGGAAAAGGACGAAGAAGGTTTTTCCACCACAGTTTATGACTGCGTGGCTTCTGTCCGTGCTTATCGTGAAGGTCGGCACGGCTCCCAACGGTGGGCAAACCTGGCAGCCTTTTCGGAGGCTACCGACCTTTTCCGTTTTCGCTGCATACCCGATCTTAATATAACCACCGACCTTATTATCGCCTGCGATGGTGAAAAATACGACATCACCTCCGTGGAGGATGTCAAAGGTCGTGGGATGTATATTGAGGTTCTTGCAAAAAAGGTGGTGTCGACCAGTGGCAAAAGCTGATATTCAAATGCCGGATGATTTCCTTGAAAAGCTATCCCGCCTGGGTAGCAGAACCGATGAAATCTCCGAGCGTGTTTTGGAGGCTGGCGGTGAGATTGTTTTGGCAAAAACCAAGAGCAACCTTGCCTCGGTCATCGGTAGTGGCACAGCCTACGATTCAAGAACCACGGGTGAATTGGAACGGTCCCTCGGTCTTACCCCGGTTAAGGTGGATAAAAACGGCAACCACAATATCAAACTTGGCTTTTCCGAGCCTCGTTCTGATGGTGGTAGCAACGCAAAAATCGCAAATATTCTCGAATACGGAAAAAGCGGTCAACGAGCAAAGCCGTTTTTGAAACCTGCCAAATCCGCAAGCAAAGCGGCTGCGGAAGATGCTATGAAGCGAAAATTCCAAGAGGAGGTCGATAAAATATGAGTCTGCTTAAGGATATCAATGCGGTTCTCGACACCCTTGGGATACCCTTTGAAACGGGAGTGTTTAAGGATACACCCCCAGACAAATATATCGTTATTGAGCCTTTGGTGGACACCTTTGCGGTACACGGAGATAACCGACCCCTTGCCGAAGTGCAGGAGGCACGGCTTTCCCTGTATGCAAAGGACAGTTATACCAAGGAAAAGAACGCAATTGTCCGTGCCGTTCT